TACGATCGCCCACCCCACGTCCATGCTCGCATAGTCCAGGGTTTCTAGGACTTCTGGGTTGGCCAGGTACATATCCCCATCTAGGGTCAATGCGAATTCCCCAGGTCTCAGGGCTTGCAATGATGTTGTTCTTTTCACTATCTGGTTTTCCCAGCCCCCGGCCGGGGGAGGTGTTACCAGTACGGAGGGGTTTGCCCGTAGGGCCTTGTCTAGCGTGCCGTCTGAGGAGTATGCGAAGGCATGGGGGAATTCTTTATAGGCTCCGTCGAACAGATGAATCCTCCCCACCCACGGGGAGACCCTCTCCACAGATTCTTTTATGAAATCTGCCTCATTGAACACAGAATAGATGGCTATGAGATTATCTGGCATGTAGCACGGTCCCCATTGGTTGATGAGCCTCTCTAAGTATACCCCAGCGACAAAAAGAAGAGACCCCTTTCGGGGCCTCCGGCTAGTGTCAGACCCTAGTAGATACTAGGACACGACGGGGGGAGCGCTATCGAAGCGACCGAAGACCAGGCTCTCCGGGCGGAAGATGGCCAGGGCCAGTCTCTCCTCGGCGAGAATGACGGTCTTGTTGCGGATGAAGAAGTCCGAATGGCTGTCCGTCACTCGGATGGACGCCTCCTCCTTGTCATACAGGGCACAAGCCATAGTAGAGTTACCCAGCAGGAAGTCTCCGGCGTTTATCGCGGTGGAGACCACAACGGGGACGCGCCAGATGGCGGGGACTCCGCCGGCCGGAACCGTCGTCCAGATGTACTGACCATCAGTGTCCTTCAGCAGTTCCATGTCTTCCCAGTCGCTGGGGTGGACCATGCAGAACTCCACCGGGTAGTACGCCAGTTCGGCCAGGGTCATAGCGCGACGAACGGCATCCAACTTGGTGTCGCCGGCGGAGCCCGACGACCACAGGTAGGTCTGCACGTCGGCGTCGTTGGCGATACCATCCAGTTCCGGAGAGATACCGGACCCGTAGAGAATCTGCTGGTCTTCCTTCAGGGCAATACCGTCCATGAGCCGCGTGTCCAGGTAGGACTGCAGGGCGGGGACGTCAGACAGCATCTGGTTGGCGATAGGGATCCAGTGGGCGATGGTGCGGACGTTTACGGAGGCATCCGTAAGGGCCAGGCTGGTCTCCTTCTTCAGCTCTTCATCCGCCACCATTCCCGCATTGTTGGTGAATCCGGTTTCACGAATAAATTCGATAACCGAATTCTGGGTGGGAATTACCCGGAACATGTCACGCACACGGTTCGTGCGGATGGGGCGCGCCATGATCTCGTTGAGGGTCTCAACCGAGAGAGTCTCCCGCAGATTGGAGGAGGTCAGACCCTTGGTGGCCATTCGGATACCAGAAGTCTTCGAGGGGCGCCAGAAGGAACCCACCGTGAATGGCTTGGACTTACCACGGGCTTTGTCATCTTCCAGGAAGGAAGTATACTCGGGAGACGTAACGAACGCCTCTCCCAGGGTCTTGTGGCGCACAGGGGCATTGTCCGAAGGCCTGCCCGCCTTACGCTCTATCTCGTCGATGCGCGCCGTCAGAGGGTCGAGGGATTCCTTGACTCCCTGGATGTCGGCCAGCAGTTGGGTAATCTGCTTGTCCTGCTTCTTCAGCAGGTCGGAGTGCTCCGAACGAGTCTCGCCGAGTTCCTTTACCTGACGGTCGCGCTCGACCACCAGGTTCTTCATCTCGGAGACCTTCTCGGACAGAGTGTTGCGCAGGTCGGTAAGAGCCTTGATCGGATCGGACATTGTTTATATCTCCTTCTGGTTCAGTCTAAATCGAAAAGACTTTCGATTTCTGCCGTGAGAGACTGGACGATGTCCGGGTCTACCCCAGCGTCAGGCGACGTTGCTTCCACCGTTTCCTCTGCCGCAGGGGCGGGAGGATTCTCCGTGGCAGCCAGTGCCTGAACGGTCTTCAGTATTTCTGCCAACTGAGCCTGCACGTCTTCCCACCCGGCCGTGGCGGGGGCAGTCTCTTCAGCAGATTCAATTTCAGTAGTAACTATATCAGCATTTTCGGATTCTTGCAATGAATCTTCTTCAATTGCTATTTCCTCCGGGGGATCCTCTTCCTCGACAACCGCGGTATTCTCCCTACTAATGCTGACTGCCTCCATCACGGATTTCATTACCCCGGCCATGAATTCTTCCCTGGAAGTGATAGCGTCTACTACCCTTTCTTCCAGGGCTTTGGTTGTGAGCATTTCGGCAATCTTCTGGGGGTTGGCCTTGCTCAGGAGGTCCAGTAGTTGAGATTCTACGCTTTTGGCCCCCATGAGGGTGGCGTCTTCGTTGGCAGGCCAGTTTACTGGGCTGATCTCGTAAAGCTTCAATTCGTGCAGGTCCTGCACTTCTTCCCCATTGAAGTCCTCTGCTTCGGCTGTCTTGGCTTTGATTATTGAGTATCCGAAGGAGTTGCGATTGATTGCACCTTCTCGTACTGCTTCGAGGAGTTCATCCCCCTTAGGGGTGCGGAGGATCCTTGCCTCGTAATACAGGCCGATATCGTCTTCCTTCAGTTCGGTAATGACCCCGACAGGGATTTCCATAGGATTATGGTTCCACAGGAACTTCACCTGATTGGACCCTTTCGGGCCGCGTTCTCTAATGGTCTTCTTGAAGGCCCCTTTTACCACACGGTCTCCGTAGGAGTCCACGTTGCCGAAAATCGAGGCATACCCGAAGATGGTCCTTCCTTCGGAGTTGGCCTTGATATGTCCAATCTGGGGGCAAGCCTTGATTCTCATTCTTATTGAACCTCCTGAAGTATTATACTTCAATATCATTATTCTTCTATATCTTCCTCAGTGCCGGGATCAACGTCTTCCTGTCCCTCTTCTTCTTCCGGGCTGGTCTCTGCTGGAGTATTCTGGGGGGATGGTTCCCCGAATCCTCCGGGCCCGGCCTGGATTATGAACGAGGTCGGCTTGATTGTGCTGGGGACCCATCCGAGATCGGATCCTTCGAAGGGGTGGATTCCGAAGGACAATCTTCGTTCGATCTCATCCCAGGGGACTCCAGACTTCCACAAGAGGTCTGCGATCGTGGCCTTCTCCTTCAAGAGTTCCTGTAAGGCCTCGACCTTGGTCAAGTCGAAGGCGAAGCGGACCAGACCCCGGCTCTTCATATAATCTGTCTTGGTGACGTCGAAAATCAGGGTCCGGTTCAGGGTGCCCGTCAGGATCGTCAGATAGGGAATCACCGTGTCCAGCCAGAATATCGCACGAGCGATACGGACATTGGCTAAGGCCGCCTTATCGAAGATACCCACCAGCATGGGGGGCACCCCGAACACCGAAAGGATTTCTTCTCTACTTAGTTTCCTGCCCGTAGTGAAGTCGAATTCTGCGGGGGTCATGGAGGTTGGGGTCCACGTCCCCTCGTGCCCTACAACCAGCGGGCCCCGGGCATAGGAAGGGCCCATGAACTGGTCCTGGAGTGCCTGCACGGTTTCTGCATACTGGTCCTGGCTGAGGTCTCGATTGAAGGAGAGGACCCCGTCCCGGATGCACCTGCGGCGAAGAGATTCATTCTGCCATCTTCCCGCCTGGACGTCGGTATCCACGGCCCGCATGGCGTTCTGTAAAGGGCTTTGCCCCCAGTAGGGGTCTATCGGGTTGGGGAATTGGAAATGGATTATATCGGCAATCTCGTGCTTCTTGGCGTCCTTCCCCGCCCCCTCCTCGTAGTGGCTGATGAATTTTCCTTTGGCCTTGACAGGGGTGATTTGGTCCGGTCGGAAGGGCCACAGTTCGTCTACCTTCCCCCCCACCCGGTTCTTCCCCCACACCGCATTACCGCCGATATACATATGCATGGTAGTGCGGAACATGAGGTCTTCCCCGGACATGAAGGGATTGGGGAAATCAAGCAGGATTTCACCTTCGTGGCCCTCGATGGTCTGCCATTGCGCCTCCAGGGATTTGCGGGTCTGGACCTTCATGGGGATGGCCATCACCGAGGTCCCGATCCGGTAGATCGCAGAAGATACCCAAGCGTTGGCGTTGTAAGCTTCTCTGGCTCCCGACTCGAAATTATATTCCTTACGGATCGGCTTGCCAGATTCCTTATCCGGAATGGAGGAGGCCAAAGACGCCTTTATCCCGGGGATGGACACGTCATACCCCGCAGATTGCAGGATCATTTTCCCGATGGGGGCCATTATCCTTCGGAAGAGGGATGGGGATGGTTCTTTTCCCGTCTTCTTTTCGTTATTAGGCATTGATAAATCCCCTTCTGGTATTCTAGATATTCTAGCACCACACAGTATTCTTGGGGTTCTACACCTATCACAGGCGGAATATGTTCAATCTACTCCCTCTCCTTTTGGCCTCCCAGGCCAATGCGGCAGCCACGAAACTATCTGGCGGGTGCTTCCCTCCGAAGATATCTTCCCAAGAGGCATACTTGAAATCTTGATACATGGATTCGATGAAGGGGAATACCATTTGGTCTCCCCTTTCAATGGCCACGATGAATTCGTTGAATATATCTGCTCTCACCTGAGATTGTAGATTGATGCCATAGGCCGGCACTTTGATATAATCGTCCACTACGGCTCCCAGTCCTGTGGAGTCGTGGCAGGCCGGGCCTCCAAGTTTCTTGACTCGCTCATTGAATTTGCTGATCATGAGGGGCCACGATACCCTGCCCGTCCTCGTCCAGTGTGTAAGAACGTCCCTCTCTCCCGGTACTTCGGCCATCGTGTGGATGATCGTAGAGTCTCTGGACCGGGCCCAGTCGGCCCCGTGGTAGTATCTGGTTGCCTTTTTGGGCGTGTCTATTACTACCGTCTCCTGCATACGTCCGGGGAATACCCCTAAAGACCTGTCGAACAGGGCGTCTACAGCGTCTGGGTCTATGGCGTAGGATTCCGGGTTGGGGGCCTGATTCTCGTATTCGATCTCCCACATGTCCCGGGTTACTTCGTTCTTCTTGCGGGTGACTTCTTCATCATCCAACCAGCCCCCGTTGG